ATCTGCTCCGCCTTTGCCTCTTCGGCCCACTTCTTTCCCTGAGTTATTGAGTTCTCTGTCGCCTGAAGTTTAGACCTTGCCGCCTCTGCCGCCCTCTTGTCTCCATCTGCCTCTGCTTTGGCTATATCGGCAAGGTACTTTTTCTTTGCCGCTGCCGTCTTCTCATCTATTAGTATTCCCCGCTCCCCCAACCTTGTTAGCTCGGCCATTCTGGCCTCGCCCGCTTCCGTGGATGCCCTCAGTCCTTCAGCCTCTCCAGCAATAGCCATCTTCTTTGCTCGTATTATTACCAGTGCTGTCTCTATTTCACTGACAGCCAACTCATTATTTTTACCTATCTGTTTATCCACCTCCGCCCGGTTTAATTCGTATTTGCCCGTTAGAGTATTATACGCCACCGATAGAGAATCGGTTGCGTTCCTCAGATTTATTAATGCTACCTGTTGTTGAGCCTGTATTCCCCTGACGCTCTCGCCCGCCGCCGCCGCTTTTTTCTCTCTCTCAACCAACTTGTCATATGCGCTGAGTAATTTTTTGAGCCCCTGATGCTTCTTTGTTACTGCGTCAATCACCGCCATCTGGGAGTTTAGCGCGCCGCTCAATTCGTTTATTGCCGAAGCCGCTTTCTTGCTTTCAGTGACCGCCCCTGATAAAGCAAAGATTAAACCCCCAGCCACTATTGCCGCGACTAATAAAGAAATTCCCCCGGTAGCTATAGCAACTTGTGTCCCGAGTATTGCCACCGCTACTTTCAACGCCGCGAACAGTGCCAACAGCGTCGGTATTATTGCCATCAAAGCCGCTACCGCCGCTGCGATGCCAGTGATAACAATCACAAGAGTCTTGCCTGTCTTGTCGAGGTTAGTGAATGTTTCTCCCAACCCGGATAGCATACTTGTCAATCCAGAGATTACCCCACTCCCCTTGATCGCCTCATTAAAGATATCCCCCATCCCTACCAATAACTTAAATCCCGCCTGCTTCAGTTGCCCCATCTGAAAAGCTAGTGTCCCCGTCTGTTTCTCGAACGCCGCCTGTGCCGCCCCTGCCGATCCGGCTGATAGCGCAATATCCTGATAGAATCCATCTACATCGCCCAGGATAGGCATAAGGACTTTCAGTGCCCGGCGGTTAGTGATTATTGCAGCTACTTGTTCTTTCGTCGCCCCGGATAATCTGTCAATCACTCCAGCCAATCCGATAGTTTTAAGAGTCTGGGTATTTAACTCAAAGCCTAATTCCCTGGCCGCCTTCTTTGCATCTTCCGTCGGCTTCAAGAAACTCATCATCATCGAGTTTACCCCGGTGATTGCTATCCGTGTCTTGACACCATTTCTCGTGGCCGTTGCCAGTGCCGCTCCAAGTTCGTCCAAGCTCAACCCGGACTGGGACGCCGTAGAAGCCACCATACCTATTGCCGGTGCTAAATCTGCGAAAGTTAATTTTCCTCTCTTGACCGTTGCGAACAGCTTATCCGATATCATCGTCGCATCTGATGCGGCCATACCATAAGAGTTCATAATTGTGGTAACCGCATCTGCCGCCGTCCCGGTATCCGTCAAGCCTGCCGCCGCCGCTTTGGCCGAAACTTCCAGAACCCCTAACGCCTCCGCCGGAGCTACACTCGCCGATAATATGTCATACAGTCCCTTTGATAATGTTTCAGTACTCTCCCCCAGGGCAACGGCCAGACCCATTACCTCCGTCTTGTACGCCGCCATCGAATCCATCCCCTCCCCGGATAGCATCGTGCTTACATTGGCCAGTTGCTTCTCGTACTTTGCGCTTGCGTAAGTCGCCGCTGTCACCGCCCCCGTAATAGCAAGAAGCGCCCTCCGCCCGGTTCTGCTGATACCGGACATGGAGGACGCTACTGCATTATACGCCGAAGACATTTCCTTTGCCCCGACCGTAACTTTCTTGCGGAGACCGTCAACCTGCTTTACCGCATCCCTGGCATCCGCCCGAATGTCTAAATATATTCCACCAAGATTAGAGGCCATAGGTTTTTATCTCCGCAATTTCTAAAATGTTTTTCTTGCCTGTGCTACCACCCCCTCCCGGTAGTTTGTTTTTGAACTTCAATTCTGGATGATCCAATTTTATTATCGTATCAATCTGCGACGCGTACCCGTTGAATTGCCCCCAGCTTAATCGTTTAACCTCCTCAGGTTTCAGATTATAAAAATGAGCAAACAGCGCAAACCAATACGACCAATCCCCTACTTCTTTTTCTTTGCCGGAACCTTCCCCCCGAAGGCCCCCTGGGAGTTTTTTACTTTTTTCTTCCCTTGATTATCCAGCTGAATAAGCTTGGTCATCAAATCCTTCAACTGACCCACCGGGAGCATCGTAAAGAACTCATTCTTTGTGATATCCGGATGCTTCCTGGTCACACTCCGATAAAGTAAGTATGCCTGATTCTCCGGGGACTTTAGTGCCTGGGTCCATGCCTTCGGAGTTACTTCCCCGGTCAGGATCGTATTGATCTCCTTCATTATCTCCGCTCGCGGCTCGCCGATCCCCTTCATAACCGCCGCCGTCGATTCTGCCAGCACCTGTTTAATCTTCATTTCCAACGCCCCGAAATCATCAAGCGACAATCTCGTAAACTCCAGCTCTCTTCCATTGATCTCCACGACCAGCGGCTGTGCCGTCATCGTGTCCAAATTCTTCTTTTCTTCATTCATCTTCTCTCTCCTATTTCGGGAATATAGCCGCCACCGGCGCGCTACCTTCCATTTTTAGTTCCTCTCCAATGTTTCCCCCCACCTTGATATCCGCCAGGATCGTTCCCAGCGTCTTAAAATACATAAACTGATTAGCGAATCGAAACTCTAACTCCCGCCCCTTGACTTTTTCCTCAAAATGATAACTCAAGACCCGTGCCACCCAGCCCTTCATAATAATAACACCAGGGTTATTGGATGACACGGATCTCTCGCTATCCGGCTCAGACATAGGTATCCGGGTCAGCTTCCATCGCCTTCCGGCTCCGATCTGCCTTCCCTCAAAATAAATACCAACGTATGATCCGTAATGTTCCATCGTGTCCAGAGTCTTTTTCGTTTAAGCCAGGGTAGTAGTCAGATCACCCGTGCCCACGAAATTAAAGGTTACCGAGACTAGCCCGTCATACGGGACGCTCACGTTCACCGCTGTGATATAAACGGTTCCCGTATAGCATTTAGTCGTGTCGATATAACCGAACAGCGTCACGGTAGTCCCGCCAGTCAGCGCGTCCTGCAGCGCCTTCTGCTGATTAGTGGTAGTCATGTACCAGTTGCCGCTGAAACTCCCGTCCCATTCATACGGTCCGCAGAGAAGTTTATCTCTGGTAGTTCCATATTTAGGGACATCCACCGGCGTCCGGCTGATATTGATCTCAAAGTTCGAGATCTCAGCGACCTCATTGGTCCCGACCGTTACACTTCCATTTTCTCCACAAACTGCATTCGTACTCATAATTACCTCCTGGTATTATGCAAGGGAAAGTTATCCTTCCCCAACTAAAATTGAGTATTGCACAATAATCCTCTTCACGCCTTCCTCCCATGAATAGTCCCCCGAGGCAAAATCGAATCGGCAACACACCGAATTGAATCCATCTATTGTTAACACCGCGCTGTTACTTTCCATCGCGGTGGTTAATGCTTTCTTTATCCTCCCGGCTCTCCAAGCCGCTGTCTCTGTCCCTCTTGTAGCCTTTGCATAAATATCAAACTGAAATTTCAAAGGCCAATATTTATTCGAGAAGGTATTCTGGCTTGCTTCGCTCACCTTAAAGAATCTCACATAATCCAGCGTCGCCCCCTCCGGTATCTCATCCCGGTATATGGCTGTCAATAACAGCATTAAAGCCACTCCCTCCGTCCCCGTGGTTAGCTTCGAGTAGATCCCCGTTGCCACTGCATTGTCATCTAATACTGTCATTTTTTTAACTCCAGAAATACTCTTCTGACATTTGAGGCATTTCTATCTATTGCCGGGCGGATGAATGGCCGGGCCTTAATCGTTACTGATTTCTTTAAAATAAATAGTGGTACTATCTTCGAGGACTTCCCCGTTGGTTGCCCGAATATAATATCATTCGCTATGAACGTATTTTTGAACTCCCTGGCCGATCCCCGTCCAATCCCGAGCGCGGTTACCGCACCGCCTCCGGGGAACGGTATCGTCAACCACTTCTTTTTCTTCGGCCGGATCGTCGCCCCGAACTCATGCACCGGACCATATACCAAGTTAGTCCCGACCACCCCCCGAACCTCTGTAACTGTTCCCCCTGGATCCGGTATGCTTGTCGCCCCTCTTGCCTTTGCCTTTGCTCCCGGCGGTGATCCCGATCCCCCTCCCGTCCAGTTGCTCGTGATACTCGCCCTCAGTGCCCCGGATCGCGTCCCCACCATCGAACTTTGCTGATTGACCGTGTTCGGCGGCCCGGATATTGATACCTTAATATCAGCTTCAATCTTCCGGCACACCAGCTCCATTTTCTTTTTCATATTGAAGTGCAAAGCGCGCTTAAAATCTTCGCCCTTCCATATTACTTTAACTTTAGACTTCGCCGGCATCTATCGCTCGCTTTCTCTCCTTCCAAAGTGGCACATCATGAGCCTTGTACTTCATCGACGGATTGTTCTGTGTCTCCGTCGGCGGTGGGTGTTCTATCTCCACCTCTTCGATAAAATGAAAATAGCCTCCCCGCTTCGCTCGCGCGGTCAATTCATTATCCCCGCCATAGTGAGTGTACCCCGGATAAAATATCTTCCCTCTTCCATAGTCAAGAAAATCAACCATCGCCCGGTTCATCATCGCATGGGTTCCCAGCCGATCACCCCAATAAGGATTGTTTAACGCCATAACAACAGGAGATTTATTTCCTGGCCCCGCAGCCGTGCGTAGTGCCCTTATCACCTTTCTCAGCGGTCTTTCCCCCTTCAAGAAGCTATCGTCGCTCCACGGTAAGAAATACTCACACCCTGCGGCATAAGCTAATTCAGCCATGGTATTAATTGCCTCGATGTATTCCCCGTGTTCAATATGAAATACCTGACCGGCAAAGCCCTGATTAAATACCTTGTAATCAAAGCATTTATAACCTTCCCAGTCCCCATCAAATACCAGATAAATCATTACCGGCCTATATGCGACCAGCCACTTTAATTGAGCAAGACATTGCATCAGTAAATCCTTGCGATGCCTGGTTGCAATCAGTATTGCCAGCGTGTTATTCATTATTGGTAGCCTCCGCCATATCTCTGTTTCGCTCTCGGCGGTTGAACACGATGTTGTCATTCACCCGGATATGAGTATCCCGGATATGACTGATCTCTTCCGGCTGCCTCCGGGGACCCTTGCCCTTCGCGTAAATCTCCATGATCTTTGCCCGGTCGATCAATTCGCGGTCCCAGTTATACCTGATATAATTCGGTGGTATGCAGGTGTCTTCCGGGAGTTCCATTACCCGGATAAACTTTTTATTGAACATTATTATTTCCCCTCTCAACTCCAACAGGCCCGCTCCGCGTCCGAACTTCTCATTGAACAATTCCACTGCCTTAGTCAGCCAACCTTTCTCCCATGGATCAGCATCCGGCATCCAGGTTAGATACAGGTCTGCTTTGGCATATGAATATAATTTGTTTATTGCTCCCACCCTCTCAGCGATTCGATCTGTCGTCTGCCCCTCAACCTTAATCTTGTATTTCGATGAGTCAAGGTTCCTGAATCCCACCGGGTCCGCGTCATAAAACACGAACACCCCTACATCCGGGTATAGCGTCTTTTTGTCCAGCTGGGCCAGTGTCTCCGGCAGGGTCATCACAAACCTCTTCATTGTCGGCAGTAAT